GTCGACGGTGCGCCCGCGAAGGTAGATGAGCAGAAGAATGTAAGCGCATGGGCAGACGTGCAGGATAACGACTATGTGACGTGGATCCGCACGGGTAATCTTGAGGCAAAGGCAGGCGAGAAGCTGACGGGCGGCTCGAATGGCGCCGCGGTTACTGGACTGCAGTACCAGAGCTATCTTGACGCAATCGAGCCGTACTATTTCAACATTATGGGATATGCAGGTTCGGATGCGACGATCCAGCAGCTCCTCATTCAATTCACGAAGCGCATGCGCGAGGCAACGGGCGCGAAGTTCCAGCTCGTTCTTCACGGGCGTGAGAACGTCGACTATGAGGGCGTTATCTCGCTCAAGAACGCGGTACGTGACGAGGGGGCGCAGCCGGGTGCTGCGGTCTACTGGTTGACGGGTGCGGAGGCAAGCTGCGCGGTCAACGCATCTTGTACCAACAAGACCTATGACGGCGAGTACCGCATCAATACGAAGTACAGCCAGACAGAGCTTGAGCGTGCGATGGTCTCGGGCATGTTGATGTTCCATAACGTCGCGGATTCGGTGTCTGGTGATGTTGTTGGTCGGACGAACATCCTCAGCGACATCAACACGCTCACGAGCTTCACCAAGCACAAGAACGAGGATTTCGGCCTGAATCAGGTCATCCGCGTCCTCGATCAGATCGCCATCGATGTGGCGCGGCTCTTTAACCGCACCTACCTCGGCAAGGAGCAGAATGACGAGGATGGCCGCATTGCGCTCTGGGGTGACATCGTCGCGCTCCACAAGGAGTACCAGCGCGTCCGTGCTATCCAGAATTTTGACCCGAAGGACGTGCCGATTCCGACACAGGGCGAGAAGAAGACCGATGTACTCATGAATTACGCGGTGCAGCCGACGTGTTGCATGGAGCGCTTGTATATGAGTATCGAGGTCGCGTAAAAGAAAGGAGTGATAGACGATGGCAGACACGATCAATGCGATCCGTACGATGCACGCGAAAGACGTGATCTCGGCAAAGCTGGCATCCGCCTATGTGACCGTCAATGGGGAGCGCTATCTGCTTTTCCAGGCGAAAAGTCTGGAGGCAAAGCTTGAGAAAGAGAAGTCCGAGGTTGCAATCCTCGGCCGCATGGCGAAAGGGCATAAGGCCACAAGCATGAACGGCACGGGCAACATGACGATCTACAAGAACACGGCTCTTTTTGATAAGATGCTGCTCGAATTCAAATCCACCGGGAAGGATACCTATTTCGACATCCAGATCACGAATGCGGATCCGACCTCGGAGGCAGGGCGGCAGGTGACGATCCTCAAAGACTGCAACATCGACAGCGCCGTTATTGCAAGCTTTGACGCAGATGGCGAATGGCTCGAGCAGGAAGTCGATTTTACCTTTGAGGATGTTGAGCAGCCGACGCAGTTCAAAATGCTCGATGGGATGCAGTAAAGGAGATAGAACATGGAAAAAGAGAATTTGCAGGCATTTCTTGCCGAGAACGCGATTAAGCCTGCCAGCATTGCATACGCAGCATCGAAGCGCTTCCGCGGTGAGGACGGGCAGTCGATCGAGTGGAAGATCTCGCCGATCTCGAACGATGAAAACAAAGCGATCGCTGACCGCAACCGCAAGAAGTCGTTTGTTCCCGGCACGCGTGAGACGCAGATCAATTTCGACCAGGAGCAGTACGCGAATGATATTATTTGTGCCTGCGTGGTCTACCCGAACCTCAACAGCGCGGAGCTGCAGAGTTCCTATGGCGCTGTCGGTGCGGGCGAGCTTGTCCGGCTCATGCTGACACCGGGCGAGTATCAGGATCTTTTCCAGGCAGTCATGCAGGCGAATAACTTTGATGTTGGCATGGATGAGAAGATCAAAGTCGCAAAAAACTGATCAACGGGGGCGAGTTTTTTGCGAGCATCGCATATTACGCGCTCCTGAAATTTCATATCCTGCCGCACGTTCTGTTCTCCCTACCGGAGAACGAGCGTGCCTTTGTTTTTGCGGCAATCTCGGTCAAGATCAAAGCGGATAAGAGGGCTGCTGCAAAGGCAAAAAGGAAGCCCTGACAGCATTATGGAGACCGCTTCGTAGGTGCGAGGCGGTTTTCTTATGCGCATTTTTAGCGAAAGGAGGAAATCTATGGCAACGATCAAGCAAATGTTTGAGCTGGTCGATGGCGTGTCGCCAGTGATCAATAAGCTCGTGCGCTCTGTGGATAAGGTCGCAGGAAAGTTTGACCGTACGGCAAAGGCGGCGTCCGGAATGGAGACTGCCGCTGAACGTGGCGCGAACGGCATACGAACGGCCGCAGCGCAAGCGGCATCTCCGATCCAGACGCTCGGTGGATTGGTCTTGGCACTGAATCAAAGGCTGCGTAATGTTGGCGATGAGGCGTTTTCGAAGATCAAGGCGGGCGTCTCTGGTATGGTTGGGCAGTTTGCTCTTGCAACCATTGCCGCAAATGCCTTTATGTCCGCGCTTAGCTATATCTCTGGGATTCCCGACCGCCTCGTGCGTGCCAGTGATGCCTACGCGGGCATACAGGCGCGTCTGCGTCTAGTAGCGGGCGGGGCACAGCAGGCGGCTGAGCTTAACGATCTCATATACGCATCGGCACAGCGGGCGCGCGGGAGCTATGAGGAGATGGCGGACTCTGTCTCTAAGATTGCCATGACCGCGCGAAAAGCATTTCCTGATGCGCGCGAGGTCGTTCCATTCATGGAAGGGATTCAGAAGCTCTTTGTCATCGGCGGCACTGGCGTTGAGCAGCAAAAAAATGCTCTGCTCCAGCTGACACAGGCGCTCGGTTCTGGCAGACTCCAAGGCGATGAGTTTCGCTCGATTGCAGAGGCGGCGCCGCTCATTGAGCAGATGGTTGCGAAGTATATGCAGATTGACCCTGGTAAGCTCAAAGCAATATCGAGCGAGGGGAAAATTACGGCAGACATCCTCCGTAACTCTATTCTGACGAATCTCGACATGATCAACGCGCAGTTTGAAACCATGCCACGGACATGGGAGCAGAATATGCAGGTGATTCGGAATGCAGGGCAGAGAGCCTTTGCACCTGTGTTCGTCGCAATCAATGACCTAGCCAACAGCGAAGCCGGTCAAGCTTTCGCGAATGCGATCGCTTGGGGGCTGTACATTGCGGCACAGGCAATTCTAGGTGTGATTAACAACGTGAAGTGGCTTGGCGGTATTATCAAAGACAACAGGGCGCTGATTGAACCGATCCTTATGGGGCTTGGAATTGCGTTCCTTGCGCTTGGTATATCGGCGGCAAGTTCCGGCGCAATGGCGGCAGTAGGCGCGCTCGCACATGCCGCTGCTTCTGCCATCGAAACGGCTCAGCTCCTTGCACTTATTGTTGCGCAGGAGGGCCTGAACGCAGCACTCTATGCGTGTCCTCTCACGTGGATCATCGGTCTGATTGTGGCACTCGTTGCAGTATTTTATCTTGCGATCGCTGCGGTCAACTACTTTGCGGGTACAAGTATCTCTGCGACGGGGATTATATTTGCGGCCTTTGCGGGGATGTTTACGAGCATCGTTAATCATCTCAAATTCGTGGCCAACGTATTCATCGCTTTCGCGAATTTCCTCGGTAGCGTGTTTCAAGATCCTCTCGGGGCGATTTACAACCTCTTCGTGGACATCTGGAATGGCGTTTCCGAATACGTGGGGCAGGCGGTCAACGGGATTATCGACATGATCAATGCGATCCCCGGCATGGATAAGATCAGGACCTTTGATCACGTCGAAACCCCGACGTTCCAACGCAAGGAAATCGCAAATGCTACGTTTCACATCAATCCGTTTGAGTACGGAAACGCGGTATACAACGCGCAGCAGGCTTATGAGTATGGCGCAAATATGAAGTTCCCGGGGATGCCAGATGGACTCGTGCCCGACACTACGCCATATACGGCAGTGAGCAGCACGGATCCGGAGGATATCGGAAAGTCCGGAAAGCGCACGGCCGATAATACGGGTGCAATTAAAGACGCAATGGAACTCTCGGAGGAGGATCTGAAGTATTTGCGCGAGGCGGCGGAGCAGGAGGCAATCAATCGCTATACAACCGCAACCGTGCAGATTGACATGGGCGGCATCAACAACAACATATCCAGTGACGTGGATGTGGACGGAATGATGACCTATATGAATGACAGCCTCATACAGGCAATGGTGGCAGGAGCAGAGGGGGTGCATCCAACATGAGTTATTACTTTTTCGTGGGGGATACGATGCTCCCTGTCCCTCCTGCGAAAATGTCCATCAAGGTCAAGGGCAAGAATAAGACCATCAATCTCATCAACGAGGGTGAGATCAACATCATCAAAAAGCCCGGACTCACAGAGATCGCCTTTGATGCGCGCCTCCCGAACCGCCCATATCCGTTTGCGGATTATGATACTTCTCTTACGGCGTCGCTTGCGAATACTCTTTTTGGCAGTAGTTTTAGTTTTCGCAAGGCATCATATTTTCTCTCAGCGTTCAAAAAGGCGAAAGAAACGCAATACCCGATGCAGCTCATTATCTGTCGTATGTCGGGCGCGTTCTCCATGCTTTTTGACACGAATATGCTTGTGACTCTCGAAGATTACAGCATCGAGGAAGATGCAAAAGACGGTCTTGATGTGACGTGCCCCCTGAAATTTAAACAGTACCGTCCTTATGGGACGAAGGAATGTACTGTCACAAAGGATGAAAACGGTGTCGAGCATCTGACAGTGAAGGAGACGCGCCCTGCAATCGGGCGAGAAATCCCAAACGCTTACAAAGTCCGAAACGAAAAATCCATCTGGGAAGTTGCAAAGGGCATATCGAATGGTGGTATTGACTGGCGGGACATCATGCAAAATAACGGCATGACCAATCCGATTGCTGATCTTCCGGCAGGGGCGGTGATGCACATTGTCTGAATTTGTATCGGGGAAAAAGGCGTCCCTCGGTGCGGCAACGCCGACGAACGAAAAACAGCTGCAGCTGATCATCCACAACAAGGATACGGATAAGTATTATTGGCCGGCTGTGCTTGATGGCGTTGTTTGGGAGACTTGTTGGAAGGGGCAGCCGGGCAAGCTTACCTTTAAAGTGGTTAAGGATGCGATGCTCGACTTCCATGAGGGAGACGTTGTGCAGGCGAACTACGACGGCATGAATTTCTTCTACGGTTACATCTTTGCCAAAAAATACAGCAAAGACGGCACGATTGATGTAACTGCATATGACCAGATGAGGTATCTCAAAAACAAAGATACCTATAATTTTGTTAATCTGACCGCGGGCGAAGAGATTAGACGGATTGCCGAAAATTTCCAACTGCAGGTCGGAGAGCTCGCAGATACAGGATATACTATCCCCAAATTTCGCGGTGCGAATAAGACGCTCATGGATATCATGCAGACGCTCCTTGATATGACGACACAGAACACAGGGCGGCTCTATGTGCTTTATGATGATTTCGGGAAACTCACAATGAAAGATTTGGAGGATATGAAACTTGACCTCCTCATTGATGCGGAGACTGCTGAGGATTTTGCGTATGAGTCCAGTATTGACAGGGACACTTACAACCGCATAAAGCTCTACTATGACAATAAAAAGACAGGCAAACGCGATGTGTGGATGGCAGTCAACAGTGCAGATATTAAGCGCTGGGGCGTCCTGCAGCTGACTGAGTCTGTAAATCCGGAAGAACCAATGAACTTTGGGCAGCTTGCAGACTCAAAACTAAAGATGTATGACCGCGTAAAGCGTACCCTGACTATCAAAAATGCATTTGGGGATCTGCGTGTACGCGGCGGCTCAATTCTCTACATCAACCTAAACCTTGGTGATGTAGCACTTACTAAGCGGATTATCGTCGAGGCTGTAAAGCATACACTGACACAGGGGCACCATACGATGGATTTGACCGTGAAAGGAGATGTGATTACAGGATGAGCGCGCAACTATTGCAGACGATACAGCGACTGATAAAACAGACGCAAGGGAGCAGCGACCTATCGGATTGGTGCCTTGGCGAGGTTATTGGAATCGATCCTCTCACGATTCGTATCGAGGGCAAGGACGAAGTGACGGAGGCATTTCTTGAGCTGACTGACGCCGTGCGCGATTACGACGTGGACATTACCGTCAGCCACACAACGGAGAACCGAGCTGGCGGGAGTGGTTATCCGGAGTTTGCGAGCCATAACCACGCCTACAAGGGGCGTAAGCGGATTACTGTGCATAACAGCCTACAGGTCGGTGAGACGGTCATTCTTCTTCGTCAGGCGGGCGGGCAGGGCTTTGTAGTTCTGTCGCGCAATCGTAATCATACAAATTTGACGGGACAGTGGGGGTGATCGTATGGCGTTACTGCCGGACACAAGCACATCAAGCCTCGGTGAGAATCTGACAACTGCCACATTGCAGCCCAATATGACCTACGGTATGCAGATCGAAGATGAGCGGATACAAGGAGAACTTTCCGAACGTCTCGCGGCGGTAAAGCAGACCGCCTACAAAATACTCAACACAGAGCGCTACGCTTACGTCATATACAGCTGGAATTACGGTGTAGAGCTTGCCGATCTTTTCGGTAAGCCGGTCCCATATGTGCTCGCGGAAATACCGCGCCGCATCCGCGAGGCTCTTGTGCAGGATGACCGCATTAACGATGTTGTCGATTTTGATCTCAGCTATGTGCAAGATAATACACAAGGGCGGCGCGGTGATGTGCTTGCACGTTTCACGATCCGGAGCATCTACGGCGATATTGCAATGGAGAAGGGGGTGACAATCTGATGTATGAGGATCAGACACAAGAGCTGATACAAGCGCGCATGTTGCAGAACGTCCCGCATGACGTAGATAAGCGCGAGGGGAGCGTTATTTTCGACGCGACCGCACCCGCGTCGATCGAGTTCATGTTGCTCTATGCGGCGCTCGACTACTTCGCAAGGAACACGTTCGGCGACACGGCAGAGCGTGAATATCTGGTACGGCGTGCGCTCGAACGCGGGCTAAAGCCAAAGGAGGCAACGCGCGCCGTTGTGAAGGGGCGGTTTACGCCTGTGACACTCAACATTCCGATCGGCACACGGTACTCCTGCGAGGCGGTCAACTACGCCGTTACGGAGAAACTGACGAACGGGGAATACCTGCTGACCTGTGAGACACTCGGACCAGCAGGCAATCTCCCTGCTGGTCGTCTCGTCCCCATCGACTACGTAGAGGGCTTGCAGACAGCGGAACTCGTTGAGGTCACGATCCCCGGCGAGGCAGAGGAGGAGACCGAGCATTTCCGTGCGCGGTATCTCTCAAGCTTTGATAGTCAGGCGTATGGCGGCAATATTGCCGACTATCGGCTCAAAGTAGGAGCAATCCCGGGTGTTGGAGGTGTGAAGGTCTACCCCGTCTGGAAGGGCGGCGGCACGGTGCGTGTGACATTCACGACAAGCGACTTCAAGCCCCCGACCACTGAATTTGTGCAAAAGGTGCAAAGCCTTATCGACCCTGAGACGAATCACGGAGAGGGCATCGGTATTGCTCCGATTGACCATAACGTGACGGTCGAGGGAGCGAAAAATGCAGCGGTGCGCATCGGACTGCATCTGTCCTTCGCAGCCGGCACTGTATATGCAACCTACAAACATCAGATTGAGGAGACAATTGACGGCTATTTTGCTGAGGTCAATAAGGATTGGCAAGCAACACAGCACGCAGAGATTGATAATATGAGCAATACGGGGATTATAATCCGTATCTCACAGCTTGAGAGCCGTATCCTTGCGATTTCTGGCATCGAGGACATCCAACACACGACGCTCAACGACCGCGAGGAGAATCTGACGCTCGGGCTTGATGAGCTTGCAGTTCGGGGCGAGGTGCAGAATGGATAAAGTCACAAGAGATGTGCGTGTCGAGCGATATTATCCGTCTGTCGTTGCGCCCTCGGCAGAGTTTAAAACTCTTGCGAGGATCGAGAATCCCGAGTTTGTGGTGCTCTGGGAACGGGCTTGGCGGCGTTTTGCGAATACGTTTGTCTATGAAATTGACGAGGAAGGCGCAGCGCGTTGGGAAACAATGTTGCGCATGGTGCGTAGCGACAGCCTACCGATCGAGGAACGAAAGCGTCGTATCTTAGCTCGTATCAATGCGATGGTACCATATACAATACGCTCATTTCGAACGATGCTTGATGCGATGTTTGGGGAAAATACCGTAATCCCATTACGCATCCTAGCAAAACGTGAGTTATGGCTTGATATTGCACGTACGCATATTTTTCGTGCGAATGATGTGCGGCGTTTTGCGCGGGTCATCGTACCTGTAAATCTAACCATCCATATTTCAAGTACAGCAGAGACTGAAATATCTTTGTGTTTTGCAGGCTATGTCACATGCAAAAAGACCACAGTCATTGATTCGGGCGATGATATCTCTTATGCCATTCCGGGCGCACAATTAGGCTTTGCCGGCATGGTAAAGAGGTCAAAACATATTGTTATAAGGAGTGATTAAGATGGCGCAATTCCCTATCTTGCGTTTGACACACGCAGGACATGAGCTTTCTGGTATGAGTCAGGGTGGAGGCAAACTCATCTTTGTCCGCGCTGAGCTCGGTGATGGGCAGATTGGTGAAGGAGAGTCTGTTGAGAATCTAACGGCTCTCAAACATCAAGTTATGCAACTGCCCCTGCAGGGGTATCTAAACGAGGGAAACGGTAAAGTTCGCCTTAGATTTGTTGTTGAAAACAGCTCGCTCACGGCGGGCTTTTTTAATCGGGAAATTGGTATTTTCGCAAAAATGGAAGGCGGAGAGGAACAACTCTACGCCTACACGAATGCAGGGAACTACGCCGACTACATCCCGAGCAAGGACACGCCGATCAATGGCGAAATCATCGACCTCCATATCATTATTGGCAATGCGTCGAACGTTACCATTGTGACGGAGAATAGTGCGTACGCAACGCAAGCAGATCTGAAGGAGCATAACGAAAGTTCCGACGCACACCAAGACATTCGCATCTTGATTGCAAACGCCGGCATCGCAATCCTCCAACGCAGCAAGACCTACGCAGTCGGCGACATCGCGTACAGCAAGCACCTGCCATCGTGGGCGCGTTTGGAGTGCGTCAAGGCAGGGATGACGGGGGCAAGCATCCCAAATCTTGCAGAGGTGCACAAATGCGGCATCATGGTTACGGACGGTAATGCTGTCTGGATACTGGACGACGTGCGCGACGGCGCAAGGGTGGGCGATATCATTCTGCGCCCGACACTCAGAGACGGGTACATCAAAGCCAACGGTGCGACGGTCAAAGGAAACGAATACCCGCGTCTATTGGCGTGGGTGCAAGAGGCGGGTATGACCGTCACAGCGGAGCAGTACGCGCAAGACTGCTCCAAATACGTCTATGACGGCGCACAAGATAAGCTGACCTTGCCAAACGCAACAGGGCGCGTCCTAATGGGTGGCGAGAGTGTCAAGAGCATAGAGGCGGGGTTGCCAAATATTACTGGCGAGCTCGTATACTGGGGCGGAACTGTGTTCTACGGCAGCGGTGCTTTTTTGGATTCCAAGAAAAAAGACCAGCATGGACTTGCGGGTAACGATGACAAAGATAACACCAGTGCGTTATTTGACGCTTCCAAATCCAACCCCATCTACGGACGCAGCGACACCGTCCAACCGCCTGCGTTATCTCTCATCGCACAAATCAAATACTAGGAGGTACAACATGACAAAAACAGTCTACGCATACGCCGCCGATGGCAAGTACATCGGTGAGCGCACGCTTGACGACACCGACCGCAGCCCGATCAGCGGTGCGTGGCAAATCCCCGGCAACATGACGGAGACTAAGCCACCGAAAGGCAAAGAGGGCTACGACATCTACTGGCGCAGCGGGAAGTGGATACAGATCGAGCGGCCGAAGCCCGAGCCGACACCTGCACAGCCCGAGAACAACGGGATGCAGGAGCAGGATACGCGGCAAGTACCGGAGACGGAGCTTGCTGTCATGGAGGGATTGGTCGACCTGCAGACACGTCTCGCGGCGCTCGAAGCAAAGCTGAAAGGAGGTGAGTAATATGCCAGCAGTGATCTATGGCTATTTGGTGGTAGCGTATGGCGTCCTTGTACAGGGCGGGAAATGGGCTTTGTCGCCCGACGACAACCCAAAAAACCTCAAGGTAGTGCCCGAGAGCTACCGCGAGAAGGTCGCGGAGTGGCTCGTCGAGCACCCCGCAGGATAACAAGTAATGCAGAATAGTCGTCATGTATATGGCGGCTTTTTCTGTGTCGTAGAAAGGAGTGCTGCCTATGACAGGATTTTTGGCATGGTTGTCTGATTGCATACCAACATGGACGGAGGTAGAGACAGGGAGCATGGTAGCAGCAGTGGGCGGAACGATCGGGTATCTATGCGGGTGGGGGCAGCCGATGGAGGCGTTGTGCGTACTCATGGTGATTGATTATATGACGGGCATGCTCGCGGCATATATCAATCCAAACATGAAACTCGACAGCCGCAAAGGGTTTAGGGGCATCGCCAAAAAGGTTATGATCTTGCTCCTCATATCCCTTGCACATTTTGTTGATTTGGCAACGGGGCAGACTGTAGCACAGATTATCGCGATATGGTTTTTCCTCGGAAATGAGGGGCTCTCAATCCTTGAGAACGCAGCGAATGCGGGCCTCCCTGTACCGAATAAACTCCGTGAGACGCTGGAACAGTTGTCAAAGGAAAAAGGGGCTGATCGCCCCGGAAAGGAGAAGTAATGGCACATGTATTGAGTAAGTCCGCGATGCGGCGCGTAACGCCCGCAGAGCTTGAGGAGCTGGCGGGGCGGTACCGTGAAGCACTTGCGGCGGCCGCACAGGCACAGGGGCGGGAAACGAAAGTCTACCTCCACTGGTCGGCGGGGCACTATGGGCAGTTCTGGGACGGGTACCACGTCCAGATCGACAAGGGCGGCGAGATATACGTCATCGCCGATGGCGAGCTCGACGACGTTCTCGCAGCGACTTATCTGCGCAACAGCGGGAGCGTAAGTCTCTGTATCCTCGGATGCTTGGATGCTGGTACAAACAACCTCGGGCCGGAGCCGCCGACCGCAGCGCAGATTGAGGGGATGGCGCAGGCTATCGCTGCGCTCTGCAATGGTCTCTGGCTGACCATCGACAAGCAGCGTGTCCTGACGCACGGTGAGGCGGCCGACAACGAGGACGGCG